AGGCAGTGTGAGCGGAGCAGAGAATGACGTAGGGGTATACAGATAGGTTCCGCCGGGAGTATCGGCTGACGTATCCGGAAGCGTCTCGTCGCGAGTCATCAGAGTCTTGAATGTGCCACTGGTGTCACGGATTACCCAGTCTGTAGCAGAGGAAGCGTTGTAAACTTCCAACGACTGATAGTCGTATGTTCTGGCAGTTGGATCAGTGATCAGCGCATCTGCCGTGGTGTATGTTGCAGGAGCAAGTTGCACTGCGCCAAACAAGTCGATGCCATATGCGCCAGCAGGGGAATTGTTTGCAGCGTTACCGCAGTTTTGAGTACTTGTCGCCGTATAGGATGCCGATCCACAATCCAGCGTCAGCATCGGATAATCAGGGTCGAACTGAACTGACACCGAAATGATGTTCTCGCCAACCGCTTCTTCTGCCGTCTGTCCTGCAAGTGCGTACAGAAATGGACCAGATACAACTGGTTGGTAAATCAGTTTCTCCGCAGGCTGGTCCATCGTCAGTTCAATCCTGACATCCTTGACCATCACCTGTGCTACTTCCTGCGACAGCACCGGGCCAAACAACAGTTTGCTGACCACACGCTGATTGGCGGCATCCTCCGCAGTCGGATCAAACACCGTTGCGGTCTTGTACCCAGTAGCAGCCTGACCATCGATACCAGATGTCAGGTCGCGATCAAACCACCCAATGAAACCGTTGGTGCTTCCAAACGCAAGGATGGGTGCGCGGGCATCTCCAAATGGGAAGTCGCCACAGCAGGTAGGTGCTTGGAACGAGGGCCACGCAGTCTTGATGGGCCAGAATGAATTTGTCGCCTGATTGTAGACAATATGAACGCTGCTGTTCGGCAAGTCAATGCGCGACATCATGCAATAGACGTTCTGTCCTTCGGCATCGTAGCCAAGGACACAATTCAACTGGTCGAACTTCTGCTGCTGAAAGTAAGTGTCAAGTCGAGCAGTAGTGATTCGATTGCTCTTGGTGATCTGATAGTCGTTTGGCTGAACGCGATACAAGCCATCCTGCGCCATCACATAGATGGTCTGCGAATCGCTTGCACACCATGCCCGCGCACTGACGATTCCAACAGATCGAGACAACTCGATCATCCTCGCGTCAGCAACAACTGGATCTGCGTTGAGGTAAGTCATCGTATGACTACCAGCCATCAACAATCCACTTTCACCGACCGGAATCAACGCAGTAATCGGTTCACCCGGAACGCCGTACTTCGTTGACAATGATCCTGCGACAGCGGTATTCGATGTCGCTCCGGGAAGCCAATTATTCGGATCGTTCAACTCACTCAAGAACCAGTTGTTCGATGACGATTCCAGTCCGCTCAATGCCAAGCGTCCACCGAATCGAACCAGCAGCCCAGCCCGTGCGCCTGATTCCGCTCCAACAGAACCAACATTGATGGCAGATGGCTTGACGGTCATCTCTGGACCGCTGGTAATGAAACTGACTCCAGTGGTACTTCCAGTGCCAACAGTCGTTGCGATATGAGGAGCAGCACCAGCCGGATCTCTCGTCAACGTAAATTCGTATGATGGAGAAGTGCTGATTGCGTGGACATAAAACATTTCCTGATTTACATATCCAGTGATATTTCCACCACCAGCACCAACAGGAAATGCTCCAGTAACTGCAATCGGATCACCAACAGCCAAATTAGCGGCAGTGCATCGGAAAACACCATTAGTGTTATGGACAGTAACGCTCGACAGCGTTGTACCCCAGAATTCAACGGTGGGAGTTGCCAGCGTGATCTGCATCCTGCGATACTTTTCGCCATCAGCAAAGTACGCATATTCACCGACAACTGCTACGGACACGTTGCCACTTGATTTCAACTTGGATGTCGATGCCGCATAGGAAGCCTTGTAAGGAGTCAGGGTTCCGGGATCAATGATGAATACTTCTCCCCCGGCAACGACAATGCACCGCTGAAGCAGAACGCCACTGACATACGCATCAGCGCGAACGATTGTCTGGACTTCGCGAGTGATGACAGATGGGGTCGTATCGTTGAACTCAAACGCGCCGCACAACGCCCGCCGCTGACCAAGCCGCAACTTTCCCTTGTACGGGTCGAACGGCATGATGTTGATGCAGTCCGATGTGAAACCAGCAGGCAGCGAGGAATAACCGCTGTCGATGTTGATTCCGCCGTAAGGAAGAGCGACTGGAACGTAGGGCATTAGGCAGTCCTAATACAGATCATGCTCACTTTACCTGTGGAACTAGCAGGAGCATTATTTGTTTGAATACAAGTCCATGTACCTTGGTTTGGACGAACGTAATAAGTTCCACCTCCCTTTGACCACGTTGTAGTTCCACCAAAACTTACATACGTTGGAGCAGTGTTATTACCACCACCCATTGGCCCCGTTGAAGACGATGATGTAACTCCTGTATATACACCTGCATCAGATCCAGTGGCAGTGGCATCAAAAGAGACAAACGCGATTTGGCCGACCTGATTCAATGCACATATGAAGTCAGTTCCATTTGTATATGCAGCACTTCCAAGTCCAAGCGCAGTTTTCGCGGTTCCACCAGATCCAGTTGTAAGTTCAGTAACTGCTCCAGCAGCGGTCGCGCCAAGAACTCCAGCAGCAGCCATGTTGCTGATCTTTGATGGAGCAAGCGTGTTGGTGGTAATTGCTGCGCCAGTAATGCTTCCGGCTGGGACCGACACGGTTCCGGACCCAGAAACCGTCAGAGCCTGACCAGTTGGGACAGTGAGTCCAGAACTGGCGGTAATCAACCCGCTCGACGTAGTGGTTCCCGTGATAACAACACCAGTACTGTTTGCGCGAAACCGTTCCGTTCCATTGACAGTCAAAGCCACAAATGCGTTGCTTTGCTGTGCAACTACGTTTCCGTTATTCGCACCAATTTTTATCGTTCCACTAGTGTTATCCGCGTCAATCAAGCAATACAAATTTGCATCTGCGCCATCAATATCTTCAAAACGAATTACTGGGCTAGTTCCTTTGAGGTGAAGCAAATTCGACGGGCTTGCGGTGACACCAATGCCAACGCCACCACTGGTCACGCGCAGCCAATTTGTTCCACCGCCGATAGCACCAATGATAAATGGAGCGGCGGAAGTTGCGCTGGTGTTCTCTCCGCTTTGGATGTAATTCACACCTCCAGTGGAAATCAGACCAAGTGTTCCACTCGATCCAGTGCTGGCCTGATTGCCCACATAGACCTTGCCAACAACACCCAATGCTTCTGCTGGAGCAGTAGTTCCAATGCCAACGCGGTTGTTGGACTGGTCTACCGAAAGCGTGGTAGTGGCGAGGTTGCTATTCGTCCCGGTATAGAACGGAGCCTGATACTTGAGATTCTGCCACTGGGTCGCACCATCGCCAATCTTCATGTTGCGCGTATCGGTGACATATCCGATCTCGCCTTCAAGCAAGACAACAGTCTGGTTCGCCGTCCAGTTAGTCAACGTATCGCGACGAATCTGCAACTTGATAGCCATTACCGCTGCTCCTCTACGAACGAAGGTGGTACGCAGTACCAGCCTTCGGGAATCCGAACCTCGTTGTCACCCAGTTTCCACCCATCGTCCTGTTTCACATACACCTTCCCATGCACATCAGGTCCGGTCCTGATCGGGCTGGACTCGCTTACCAGCACCGTCCTTGTGCAGCCAGTCGTGAATGCGAGAGCCAGCACGGCCAAGAAGACCGCGATCAGCAGGAGCATCTGTACCTTGACCTCGTCCCGTAGCGACCCCTTGCAGCCACTGCAACAGGGACATGATGACTGCTCTGACAAAGTCATACATCAGTCCGCCTTCTTGTTGTCCTTGGCGAAGATCAGGCCCACGCCAGCCAGCACGGCGGCAGCAAGCGAACCCCAGTCAGGGACGGTCACGGGGTTGTTGTCAGTCAGGGCGGTCAGGCATGCGCCAACGGCCACCAGAATGGCGGCAATGCCAGCAACAGTGGTCTTCCAAGACGAATTCTTCAGCAGATCGCTCATCGTTCTTTCCTTTCAAGTTGCGCCTCAATCTTGTCGAGACGCCTGCTGATGCTGTCCTGATTGGTCACGACCTGCATCAGCAGGCGGTCGTGGTTGATGTACGCCGGGATCAGCATCCCAAGCAAGGTCAGTGCAATTGCCACGATGGCAATCCAGTTGGCAGTGGACAGGCTGACCTTGATATTCGTGTTTTCAATTGTCATCGGATCACTCACAGTTCAGACAGAATGGACGTAAGAAGCACATGGCTGACAGCCGTGTAGCCATCCGATGGACATCTCTTCGTCAGCGTGTAGGTGACGTTTGCACCATTTGCTGGTTGATTTCCGGTCCACTGTGCGACAGTTGCGATCTTCGTACCACCTGCATAAGCAGTGATCCAAGTGTCCTGATATGTAGATGGACCAGTGGATGTAAACGTCAATCCTGCGCCAGTTCCAACAGTAGTCGTAATCGCGCTGCCATTGAATGTTGCAGACAACTGGAACGTGGTCGTTCCATTAGTCGCCCTGATGTAATAGGTGGTCGGGCCGGGAGCGGTGTATCCAGTGATTCCTCCAGAACTGCTAGTTCCGGTGACGATAATTTCCTGCCCAACAACGAGGTTTCCAGCCTGTGTAGTGCAAGTGAAATTGCCGCTTGTATCTGTTATGGCGGTGACTGCAACTTGAATTGTTTTGATTGCAAGTTTGCTTCCCACCCAATATCCATCGCCTGTAACTGCGGTTGTTCCAGTCAGCGTGATACCAGTGGACGAAGTACTTGTAGCCACAATTTGAGATGTCTCGTTCACATACCCACCAGATAGGTGAACTGTGATGTCGGATGCGACAACAGGGTTATTGAGGTAATTCTGATAGTAAGAAGCCGCTCCAGTTCCGTACAACATCGCGGCAAAGGGAATCGACTTCTTGATATCAACCACGCACATATCAGGATTGGAAACAACCATCTGGTTGGCTGCTGCACGGACAGCCACCAAATCAGCACCATTATTGCTCGTATCTGCGCTGTTTTGCTGTACACCAACCATCGACACAATCGCCAAATCATTCAGGCTGTAACCGAGTTCTTGCCAGACAGCCTTGTACTTTGACCATGTCGAAGTGTGAGCGGCAGTCCACGTTGACGTAGTGTCTGCGCCGTTGATTCCCGAATGCATGAACAGCATGACTCTGCCACTTCCAGTAGCAGCAATCTGACGCTCACGAATTTCTTGCAGCCAAACACGCAATGCCGAGTTTGGGGCTTCCGTAATTACACCGGAAATTTCGGTGCTGTTCTCCCCGGACTGATAGGCATGATTGTGAACTGCAAATCCCTTTTGCACTCGATACAGTGACTGGCATAGCAACACACCCGGTCCTTGAGAAAATTGAGTACCATTGGTGTCATATCCAATTGCCGATGCACTATGCCCCTTGCCGTTTGCGGTGAATGTAGTTTCATGCACAAACGAGGTGGGTGCAGTTTCTCCCGCTCCAAGTTGCATTGACACTGCATTGGCCGTTCCAATGCCACCGTTCACCAATCTCGTAAGTGAATTCACTGAACCAGCGGAAAAGACATTAGGGATGAAGCGGCCATTGGCTGCATTGACCTTACCGTATCTCACTCGCAGTTTCTGTTCCACTCCATTTGCAGCGAGAGGATGGTTCAGGTCAACTTCGATGCCGTAAGTTTGACGCAAGGAAGTTGCCGTAGCGGGCAGGAACAGCCAATCGTCGTAATCCGCCCCCGTATTTACGGTCAGTCCGCTGGTGGTTCCAGCAGTAGTTACAACTGGAACTCCACCACGGGTGTTGGACAACTGAAATGTTGTCGTTCCATTGGTTGCAATGATGTAATAGAACTGCGGACTTCCAGAACCCGGATTCGTGTATCCAGTGATGGTGGCTCCACTCAAGGTTCCGTAAATAGTGAGTGCTTGACCAACCTGAAATTGAGCAGCCACCGTAGTACTGAATTCACCAGCAGTGCCAGTAATGGAGATGGTTCCAGAGACTGGTTTATATTCAGTTGACGAACCGTAACTGCACTTTGGAGTGTTGAAATTCCAAACGCTATATGGCGTTGCAAGTGCATCTGGCGTAAACACCGAAGCAGTCAGGCCAGACACATAGTTGGAACTCTTTGCAATCGTCATTGACTTTGAATTCCATGTCCCATAGAACCGTGAATCAGTATCTCGACTGCGATCAATAAATGGAGCCAGATTCGTTCCATAGCAGGGAATTCCAAGGGCAGACAAGGCTTGAGCAATTCCCGCGCTGTAACCCCAAGAACCAGCCAGAGCAGATCCGGTGTTGCTATCTCCAATCACAATCACATCGAGCGAATCAGTTCCGGCCTGCGCATCGCGAAGGAACGATGCAGCCTTCGTCGATCCATAGACGAGCGGACCATTTCCGGACACACCACTCTTGGTGAGCATTCCGAACGAACCATCGAAGATCACTTCGACGCTAGTAAGATTGGATCCGGAAGTCAGCACGGTTCCAAGACCAATCTGTACGCCGGAATTCGCTACCGTTGCCGCAATCGGAACTGCGGGGATGCCAACTGTTTCTCCGGCGGTGTAGGTCGATTGCGCACACTTGACGGTGGCAATGCCGACCACACGAACCTTTCCAGTCTTGCCAACACTGATGCGATCAAGGGCGACCCCGTAGATGCCGAATGCAGTGGCAATAGATGCCGCTGCGTCACGCACGACATTGGCGAACTTTGAATTCGATGCGGATCCATTTGCTGCCGACCCCTGTCCGGGAATCGACGATGCCTGCGTCATATCAAAGCGGACGAGATCACCGATTTCGATGGCATCGACGGACCCCGCGTTTCTCACAGGGATATCGACGGTTGCGGGCTGGACTCCGAGAGTCCCCTGATTAGATGCAGAAACAATGTATGACATTCTGGTTCTTTCTTTCGATTGGTTCAGGCAAGCGTCAAACTGCCGTCAAGCATGATTTGGATGGATGTGACCGCGCTACCGCTACTGGACAACACCGTTCCAACCTTGGCAACCGGATTTGAATTTGTAACCGTTGCTGCATCGGAACTCGTTCCGACAATTTCTCCAGCAACATAGGTCAGCGAAGAGCATTTGACGTTGGTAACTCCAACGACCATGATGTAACCGATCTGACCAGCGCGGATGTCTTCTTGGGCGACACCGTAAATGCCACCAGCATCCGTTCCAGTAAACGGACCAACCTTGACGTTTGCGAATTTGGAATTTGACGCAGCGGTCGGAAGCGCACTTCCATTGCCCGGAAAACTAGATGGCTGCGTCAGGTCAAATCGAACAAGATCGCCAGTAACAATCGTCGTAGCCGTTTCGACGTTTCGCGCCTTTACGATTACAGAGCGAGGCTGAAGACCAAGCGTTCCCTGCGAGAATGTTGAAACAATCAATGACATGATCGTCTATCCCTGTTATTGTTGATTTCAGTCTTCTGTGGGTGGAGGAGCGACAAACACATCATTGGTTCGGTCATAGGAATATCCCGGCCCGGGATAACAACCACGAATGCTTCCATCCAGTTTGCATTCAACCCATTCGCCACCGATGTTGTCTTGCACAAATTCAACAGTCGGTGTGACCAGCACTCGTACAACAACATCGTTGACAATTTCTGCTGCGTACTTGGTCATGCCGTAAATGTCCCCGTGCTATTGAAGGTGTGATATGTGTATGTCCCATCGTTGGTGACTGTGCCGCCGCTTCCACGGGTGGTGGTTCCCAAATATCGAATTATCACGATCCCGCTGCCGCCGTTTCCACCAGCACCACCACGACCGGAGCCGCCACCACCGCCACCACGATTCGTTGTTCCTGCAACTCCGGTAGAAGCAGTAACTTGACCGCCGTTTCCACCGCCGCCAGTGCCGCCTGTTCCTTGACTTCCATCAACCCGTGTGCCACCACCACCACCGCCGCAACAGACCGTGCCAAAGAAGGAAATCCCATTACCGCCATTGCCCAGATCAGTAGACCCGCCGCCATCTTGTCCAACACCAGTAGCACCACCGCCTCCACAACCATTCCACGGCGTAAGATTAGCGGTTGAATTCTTCCCGCCCGCGTTTCCCTGCCCCCCTATTGCCGAAATAGCGGAACTACTTGCGCCTTGTCCACCAGCACTACCGCCCGTTGTTGCACTTGCTGTACCTCCACCACCACCGCCACCACCATTTGCGGTATATCCAAAAGCGGTGGTATCAGAACCAACTGATCCAGCGGCTCCACCCGAACCGACAATAGCCGCGCCAGCACCGCCCGCACCAATGGTGATGGAATAGTCCGTAGTTGAAGCGACACTATGCGACGATACTGAAATCGCGCCGCCAGCACCGCCACCGCCAGCACCATATAGCGCACTAGAAAATACTGATCCACCGCCACCACCACCAGCGGCTAGCCGAATGTCAATCTCATAAGTTGATACACCACTTACGCTCATGGTGCGCTGCCGACAACGCTCAACAGGTTCACTGCCGAGCAACCATGTCCGGTTTCGTGCATGCATTAGATGTACCCGATTGCTGCGTTGCAAGTACCGGAGGATGCGGACAACTGGATCTCAACCAGTTCACATCCAGTCACATCGACAACAACAAACCCGCCCGGGCAGGATGCTTCTTCCCCGTTGTAAATCTTCGCGTCACCAAGCGTCTTGACATAAGTCAGGCCCGGATAGAGCGTAGACGAATACGTTCCGCTTGCGGCGTTCGTCACCGTCAGTTTGGTGAGAAGAGTCGGAATCCACTGGGACACACTGGTCGAAAACGACCAACCAATGATGTAGGCGGTCACTGCTCCACCAGACACCGAACCAAGCGTCTGGACTTTCAGGTAGTTCAGGGACGGGCTGACAATGAAAGTACCCTGACCAGATGCGTTTGCGGGCCTCGTCGAAGTTGCCACGCGCTTATTGACGCTCGTGTTTGCGGTGAAATTGGTCGAGGACGCAAGTTCCATCGGAGCAACGATGGTGCGCGTGGCAGTGATGGTGGGCGAAAGTCCGATCAGGCTCATGGTCGATTCCTCAAGACGGGTTCTGTACGGGGTTCAGGATGACAAAGCCCGGTCCCCAGTTGGACGGGCTGCGCCAGCGATTTGGCTGCAACTGGCCGAAATGGCTCTGGACCATTCCGTCCTTCTGCTTGGCTGCTCCGAAGATCGGGCCAGCCTCGATTTCTGCAAGACGCTGCGGAAGACCATCGTCCTCGTACGCCTCCGCGACCGCCCGCGTGTAGGCGATCATGGTCGATTCCACATGCTTCGGAACCGGAATGATCGTCGTGGTCGAGGTGCTGCTTGTGACCGATGACCATCCCGTCCGATACAGGATCTTCAGCGTATCAACGCCAGTCGGCGTGGGGTAAATCTGAAGTTGATATGCCTGCGCGACCGAACTGCCAGCCGTGTCACCACTGGGAACCACCGTCTTGACGTACACGCGGTAGGTCAGATCGGGGAATGAGGTAATGCGGGCAGTCTCCACCTCGTCCGGAGTGCTGATCCAGATCGGCTGGTTGGACTTCCAGACAGAGGTCAGTTCCGCAAAGTCAGCCGGAAGAGCCAGATACTGCTGCGCTGCAACCGTGCTGATGTTGGCGGTCGCCTCCCGGAACTTCCACGGGTGGGTGAACAGGTGTTCGCCAGCAATATTCACGATCTCCGCCTGCCGTTCAGCGACAGTCTGCCCGGAAGCCGTGGAGGGACGGCCACCGAGAGCAAGGAGAATGTGGTTCTTCAGATCGCCGTAGGTAAGCATTGAAATCCACTGGGCGGGTTTCCCCGCCCAGTGGTGAGTTAGTGCATCGAATCAGGTTCCGAATGCAATTACGCCGTCCAGCAGGATGCGAGGAGCAGTGGATGCTCCAGCAGTACCAACGAAGATGCCAATCTTCGTGGTAACCGTTGCATTGCTGACGTTTCCAGCGGTAATCGCACTGCCAGTCAGACCAACTGCTTCACCAACTGCATAAGTGAGAGACGCACTGGTTGCCTGCGTGATTCCGGCAAACATCACCTTTCCATTTGCACCAGCAGCAATCGCTTCCTGCGCGACCCCATAGATACCTCCGCTAGAAGCGGCGGTAGTAGTGGGAGCGAGAGTGACGTTTGCCCACTTGGAGTTGGATGCAGAACCGAGTGCCGAAGAACCAGTACCGGGTTCTTCGCTCGTCTGTGCAAAGTCGAGACGAACGAGCGCCCACTGGGCAATAGCAGAAGAATCCTTGTTACGGCACGACAGAATGAGAGGATTCGGCTGAATGCCGAGCGTTCCGTGATTAGATGCTTCAAGAAGAACTGACATGTTGTGTCCTTTCGTAAATTGTGAGAATCAGGCCGAGCGAAGTGGGGCAATGATGCCGTGACGCTGGCGGCTGTTGCAGAACAGGTTCCACCAGCAGTCCACGGGCTGAACCCAAGTGAACGGCTGATTCGGATGACGCATGACATCGTGCTTCTTCATGTAGCGGGTGCTATGGAAGATGGGCGTGAGGTACTGGCCGTTGACGAACCAGTAACGCGCACCCTTGTCAACGGTGAGCGAACCGTTTTCCGTGCTGGTTCCGGTCACAGTCTGACCGTTACGGTCAGAAAGTTGCGTATCAGACACCGCGCTAGCAGCAGACGGGAAGATGGCAGCGTCATCAAGGTTGGCGCAGTATTCAAGCGGGATACCGCTGAAGGTCGGAGTCATGTACGCCGAGTCTTCCGCGCTGACCAGCAACTGGTTAGCAGCACGAAGAGCGCGCTTGTACTGGTTCAGACCTTCACGGCTGCACAGGATCATCTGACGCTGGAAGTTGGTGTCATCAAAGTACTGCTTCTGCGTCAGCGGAGCCTTAAACTGCACCTTGAGGTACATGTCATCGAATGCGCCGAACAGACCGAACACCGTACGGGTGGTCGATGCATTTGCATTCTGACCCGTATACGCCGCAGCGGCCTTGAGGACAGAAGCGGCATTTGCACCAGCCGTCAGATTGCGGTCATAGAACGAAATCTGGTTCGACCAACGGGCATCCACAGTCGGGTCAATGCCAAGGACGTTCGCACTCCAGTTGCCCGGGCGACCACCGCGCTCGCCAAAGGTCAGAACGCTGTTGACATTCTCCGTGATGAATGCCGGAAGCGAGTACGGCTCCTTGCCGCCCGTTTCCATGTTGGCAGCGTTGTTGTAGGGGGTAGCCCACAGGTCATTTTCCATGCCGTTGAGCATGGAAGTCCACATGCGCATCTCCTTGATGCGCTTCAGACGCTTGTACATGACCTTGGCATCGCCCTCGTTGAGTTCGATTTCCTGATCGGTCCAAGTCATGTAGTCCATGCTGAAACGCCACGAGGCGGACAGCGTGTCGGTGACCTGCGGATTGCTCCAAGTGAAGGTGTCGTTCGGCTGATACTTCTGGTAGGTCGAGGCATCGTCGAACACGATGGTGTCCTTGATGCTGCTACCAGCCTGAATCAGCGTTTCGGTGGCCTTCTCCTTGAGGAGACGGGAAAGGACGTAGTTGTTCTTGACGGCTTCGTTGATGACTGCATCGGCGGACTTCAGGTATGCAGGACCAGTGGTCTGCATGAAGTCATTGAACTGGGTGATTGAAGGCATTGTTGCCCTCCTTATCTACGGGTTGCTGGGCGCAGGCTGCTGCCTTTGCCCGAAAGGATCTGATCAAGGATCTCGTCATCCGAATCACGAGGCACAGGCTTCACCGGAGGAGTCGAACCCTTCGGGGGGGTCGGCTGGCTAGACCTGATGTTCGCGGGTGCGGATGGCTTCGATCCAACGAGTGCCTCGTAGGCAGCAGCGGCGAGTGCATCGACGCTTGCAAACCCACCCGGCATTGCAGAACCGAGTTCCGACATCTTCGCAAGAACCGTGTCGTAGGACGGCGACTTTGCGCCATACTGGAAACGGAGTGCGACATCGGAAGCACGGGCCTGCGCAAGCAGCATTTGTTCCTGCATCTGCTGCTGCTGGGTCATAAAGGCTTGGCGCACGGGCGAGACAAGGTCTTCGCCGTACATCTGCGCCATCTGCGCGAACGGATCGTTCACCGCGACAGGAGCGGCAGGAGTGTTGTCCTGCGCTGCCACTGGTTCGGCTGGCTTTCCGCTTGCCAGTTTCGCCTCCATTTCCTTCATTCGACCGCCGTACGAGTCAACGTCCTTCTGTCGCTTCGCCGCAGACTCCGCCCACTTGGTGAGCGTTTCAGGGCTGGCCGAGGAAATGACTTCATCGGGTACGCCGTCCCTCTTCAGGATCTTGGCGACCGCTTCACGGTCAAAGGCGGGAGTCGGTGCTTCCGATGGCGTTGCGGCGGAAGACGAATCTTCCGGGGCAGGTTCATCGGTGGACTCCAACTCGTCGAGCAGCCTTGCCAGAACCTCGTCATCATCGTCAATCGGTTGGTCCTTGGTGGACTCGTTGACGGGCGCGGTGTCCTGCACAACCTGCTCCTCCGACCCGCTGGTCGGAGTGTCGGTCTGCTCGATGGGTTCAGCGTTGCTGTCCATGTCAGTCCTCTGCTCTGATGTAGCCGTGTTCGGACGCTACGTTGCGTTCGTGCCTACGGCTCATAATGATCGGTCTTCCCTTGCTGTCTGCTGGCACACCGGGCATGTTGCGCGGAAGCGTCTGGCTGACATAGGGATAAGTACTGGTGGTGAAGTTCGGGCTGACCTGCGTACCACTGGGGACGCGGACCACATCACCGAACACCGGATGGTTGTAAGTCGTGCCAATTGCAGGGGCATCCTTCATCGCGAACGCGACTTCGATGATCGTCCCTGATTCAGTCTGAAACTCATACGCTGGCATTTACATTCTTCCTCGTGCGGCACTAATCGCAGCCTGCGCTTCCGGCGGGACGGCAGGTGCTTCACCCGTAGGAGACGGTGCTGGGCCTCCAGACGGAACACCCCCCCCTTGCTGGGGAGCCGCCTGCGCCTGTCGCATCTGCTGCAAGGCAGACTCGTCGATGAAATCCTGCATCTGCGGGACGTTCTGGGCATCACCAAGGAACCCGAGCAGGTCACGCCACTTGACCCACGGCATTGCGGGCATTGCCTGCGCGGCCTGCGTCACCACTTGGAACGTCTCGACAGCCCGCTTCTGGGCCATCATCTCGCTCGTCCGCTCCATGCTGTAGGCATCGACATCGATTTCAAGGTCTTCCCACGAGCCAACCTTGATCCCACCCACGAACACCGGGTCGATCATGCCCATCGCCTGCGTGTCATCGCTGCCCACGGGGATGTTGATGCGGTTGTCGTGGAACATGTACCAGCCCACGTTCCGCAGCATGAGGTCCATCGAATCCTGAAACGCCCGCTTCAGGTGGGCAATACGCATGGTGCTAGCAGATTCAGCCACCGCAACTTCGGTAGCCGAAGCAGAACCTGCGACATTGCCGCGCATCGCGTCAGACATACCCAAAGCCCTGTCAAGACGCTCTTTAGCAACTTCCACGCTCTGGATGTGCTGGTTCGTCGAACCACCAATCTCGACAGGCTGGAGGCTACGAGCGTCAAGTCCTGCTTCCGCAAAGACATAGAGGTCCGGAGCGTTGACCACATCCTGCAAGAACTTGGGGTTCTTGGCATCGCCAACCAGCATGCGCTTATACCGCCGCTGGTTCTCCTGCTGGCTGGTCGCCATATCGTTGGCGTACTGGATCTGGTTGCGGCAGGCCACGATGGGCGACAGCGGATAGGGGTCGTTGGGGACCACGAACGCCCCGAACATGGTGTACGGGCCAGTCGCAGGGCCGTAGTAGGGCAGCGGCTTGCGGATGAACTCGCACTGGCAGTTGTCGGAACTGCCCTGATACTTGGCAATCGTGTAGATCGTGCCGTTGTACAAGGACTCGTCCGCCAGTTCATCGATCAGTTCCGCCGCCATCTCGTCCAGTTCCGGAACCCAAATCTCGTAGATCGCCATTTCAAACCGCTCTGGAATGTCGCGGTTGTCCCGGAGTTCGTCCACACCGTTGTTGGTGGCAAGACCCTCGATCACCTCGCGGTTCCAAGTCTCGTCCTGTTCGGCACGGCGGAGCAGGTCTTCCTTGTCGGCAACGTAGACATGCCCACGAAACCGTGCTTCCTCCCAGTGCATCGCTGCCGGGTCCATGATGAACCGCTTGGGATCGATGCGGTAGATGCGCGGCAGGTAGGGGCCATTGGCATCCCACTGGCGTTCCGCGCCCTTCGGCTCGTTGACCGTCAGCCCGATGCCCCAACCAAGGAGCATGTCGGTGGCGATCCGTTCGATAGTCCCCCGGAGCCGCGTCATCTTGCACCATCGGTTCAGAGCAGACCGCATCGCAACGCAGGCCGTCTTCTGGACCATCGGCCTCGCGCTCGTCACGCGGACCTTCGGATTGTCATGCACGATTCGCGGCAGCACCATCGAGACGTACGCATGGACTGCGTTCTCCGGATGGTTCACACCGTACCCCTCACGGTAGCCCTGACCGCAGAACCATTCACGGCACTCGTTGGGAGTGAACATGTGCTGGTCGCGGAACCACTCTGCCCGGTCAATCTCGTCGCGGATCCGGGAGATGTTTGAGAAATCAAGCATTGTTCTTCATCCGTGCCTTTGGCTTCGCGAGGTCGAATCCGACCAACTGGGCCTTCATCGACATTACCTGCGTCTCAAGAAAGTTGATCCGCTGGAGGAGTGCGGTAGGGATCACAGGTTCAGCAGGAACATCGACAGGCTTGCCCAACTGCTTGAGAACCTTCTCCGATTCAATGGGGTCAAGGTCGATCTTGACACCATTGCACAGATCGACACGCAAGCGTCCGCCGACCTCCACGATGGCATCGATGCTGTCGTGGGGATACCAACTGCCACGGACGCGAATGAACATCAGTATCCCTTCGCCTTGGACATCTTCTTCCCGGTCTTCTTCGCGTAGGTCTTGGCCGCAGCCTTGCCCTTGGCGGTGTACGGGAACTCCTTCTTTCCTACCTTGGGCATTAGGAACGACCGCCCTTCATCCGCGCACGCATCTTCATCTTCTTGGACTCGTTCGACTCGTGCTTCTTCTTCGCCATAGGAGACTTGTAGGACTCCTTCATCATCTTCTTCATGGTCACTTCTTCCAGCCGCGCTTCATGGCGGCATATGACTTCGCGCTGACGGTTGACTTGGACTTGGGGCGCGAGATCCCGAGTTTGCGACGCTTGTTGATGTTGCCGACGAGCGAGTTCTTTGCCATGTTCACTCCATGAGAGACTTTGCAAACGCCATCTGCTCATCGCTCGATTTCGGGAAACTTGTGTCGCCGCCGATGTAACGAGATAGCGCAGTTGCGCGAAGATCAAGTTCATCGGTTGAGTATCCCTTGCCTTTACCGGATGGCGAAGGAAGTTCCATTAGGAACTTACGCTGATCCTTCGTCAGATCAGGGAGGTCTGCCGCCTTGTAGTTTTTCGACCGAATATACAAACGTGCGCCCTCAATGTTGATAAGCCCACGCCGTTTGTTTGGATCCCGCATATGGTCGTTGTACGGATTGACAACAATCGAATTGTCTTCAGCAGCGTATCCGGCTACGTCCGGTCTGCCCTTGAAGAATTGACGCTCTTCATCGGTTTCCTTGCGAACTTTGAATCCAAACGATTGCTCGACAGATGAATCGCGAGGCGGCTCTGTCATGCCATTCGCAATTCCCATCCATTGTTTTCCAGATTCATGGCGGAGTGCTGCGGTGATTCCCTTGATCGCGTCCATTGTCAGCACCCCCACCTTGCACGAGCGGCCTTGCCACGGTCACCCTTCCAAGAACTGCTCCGTGCGCAGAACGACTTGTGGCGCGGGTTGTTCTTGTCCTTCGTCGGAGCCTGAAGGTTGCTGCCTGTAGATCGGTTGTACTTCGCCCGTCCCTTGGCAGTTAGTCCCGCGCCCTTCGACACAGGGAGTTTCTCGCCACGACCGACAGAGAGATTGGGTCCACGCTTTCGTGCCATTAGGTTTCTCCGCATTCAGGCAGGAACATCCAGACAGGGGTCAGGTCGCCAAGGTGCGCCCCGACGATGTTATGTTCAAGATGCTCAACTGCCTCGTCGTAGGTCATTCCCTGATCATTTTCCAGAATGTTGAGGACGCGATTGATGTCATATACGACCCGGTACTCGCCGCTCTTCATGTCCCTCGTCAGGCCGACCACGGCATCGTCCAGCCCATCAGCGAACAGGGCGCGTTCACCGTTCTCGTCGATCCAGTCCTTGACCCGCTTGACGTTGGCAATCATCGATTGACCTCCCAATGGCGGAAGATGTCTCCGGCAGAGCCGGGAGCGTACTGCTCCTCTGTCTGCCCGGGAACAGGGGCATCGTCCAACGCCATCCATGCCAGTGCCAATGCAATGACCCGGTCGCCGTGGTTCTCACGCGCACCCGTACTCTCGTCCCGCAACCGACCGGGGATCACCCGACCGTTGCCGTCCAGCACATAGGCCAGCATTTCGTCCATCGTTCCAGTGCAGGGAATGATGATTTCCCCCTGCTGCACCGCTCTCGACAGGTTGCCCAAGAGCAGCCGCTTGCTCTGCTCACTCGACACCCAGCCCACGCGGTCGATGATCCCGTGGGTGGTCTTGCCCTCCCGCCGGGGCTTCCACACCCGATGGAACCGCTGGGCCTCAAAGTCGCGTTGCAGGCTCTGGCCGGGGCCGTTCACCTCCCACGCCACCACCGAATCCCGGAAAGCACCCCGGCAGACATCAGCCACCTCCGCCGCAAGGTCCGCAGGGCTGATGTTGGCATCGACCATCATCGCCACCATCTGGCGGGTAGAGGCATCCAGCACCGCGACCGCGCTGGCGTGGTTACCAGTTCCATAGGCAGGGTCCATGCCCACGGCGTATGACCCCACCTCGACATCACCCCAGAGCCGCCAACGCCCGGTTGGGCTGTCCACCCACCGACCCTTGATCCAGTTCGCACGGCGTGGCTCCCGCCCAAACTCCCGCCGATGCGCCGTCACCGACACACTGGGGAAGAAGGCCGCGCCAGCACCCATCGCCTCCGCGAACACGTTCTGCGCCAGATCGATCTTGTCACGCTTGCGCAACTGATCGCCAAGCCACGGGGTCCAGACGTAAGTGCCACCAGTGACACCTGTTACGGTTCCATCAGTGTCCACCTTCGTGACCGACCCGTTCCCCTTCTCCGGGTGCTGGTAGTACAGCATCTCGATCAGTTCAGGGTTCCCCGTCCCACGCGCCTCCGACACCAACTTGTCGTAGCGGGTTCCAAAGCCGATAGGGGTACTCACCGCTATGCGGCAGGAAGTCGTGTCCGAAGCCGAACGCCACGCAGCCTCGTCATCCTCAAGCGCGGCGAACTCGTCAAACAGCACGAAGGTGCGGCGACCACCACGGCCAATGTGCGCACCACTCGCCTGACCAGCGATAGTGGCCCCGCTCACCGGGTGACGCAAGACCATGTGTTGTCGATATGATCCACCTTTCCTCAAGTCCGTGACGGAACATGGGAGGATCCAACCGGGCTGGGTTGAGAGCAGGTAGTCAACTTTCCAGAACAGGCTGTCCGGGTCGCCAGACCGATCCACGTTGTCCTCCACGCGGGACACCAGCAGGCTCTGCCACCCGTGGAACAGCCACCCCCATGTCGCCAGACCAAGCACAAGCCACGATGCCCCCATGTCGCGGCTCTTCCTGATCACGGAATCACGACCGTCCTTCACACACGCGGCCAGTTTCCGGATCGATCCGATCTGCACAGGCCACGGGACAAACGGCACATCAGCCACCTCCACCGGGCGTTCCCGCCCGTCCAAGGTGACCTCCTTCACCCGGTAGGTCCATGCGGTCATGGCGAGCCACGCTGCCGGATCGCTCTTGAACAGCGCGTACAGATCCGCCCGTTCAGCCTCGTTCGCACCACGAACCACAAAGTCACGAAGAGCAATAACATCGTTAGGGTCCGTGGGCCATGTGGGTTGGTACAGGGCTTCCGAGAACGAGTCTAGACGGCGAGGGAGAGGGGAGTGGGACTCCGGCGGCGCGGCAGGCCCGGGGGATCCGTACGGCGAGGGGCCACCCCCCGCCCCCCCCACCCCACCCCCCCCCCCCGCGCCCCGGTCGCGCTTGCCCGCCGCCCGCGCTGCCCGCATGGCCGCAGCCCGCGCCCCCCTCTCGCCCGCCTTCGCCGCGTCCACCTCCGCCGCAGTCGGCACCCCGCCCGGGTGCGCCGCCTGCCACGCCGCCCACGCCGCGCCGCCCTGCGCCCGCGCCGCATTGCGCGTGTCGCACCATGCGCGTGTCGCCCCCTTGGCCCGACCCCGCCCATCATCCTTGCGCATCGTCGGCCCCCGGTTCCGGCAGTGCTGCCGGGATCTCTGCTGCCGCTGCACGAAGTCGCGCAGCCGCAGCGAACCGCTCAAGCATTTCCACCGCCCGCGAGGCGTTGCCGTCCTCCACCCGCAGTGCGCCGGACACCTCCACCCGCTGCGCCGAATCCCTGTACCGCCCGGGCTTCAAGCCCCGCAGCCGCAGGGCAATCGCATTGAGTTGCACCTGCGACCCCGGCAGCGTCCCGGCGGCGAGTTGATCCAGTGTCGCCTCATGCCCCTCCGCAATCGCCGCTTCCGCCCGCGCACGGGCAGCGGCGAAGACCCGATCCGATTCGCTCCAACCGCACGGAGTTGCCTCCGCAACGCCCGCAGCACGGCAGGCGGCTCCCCAGCCCACCCCAGTCACCCATGCCCGTAGGAACGCTTCCTTGCGTTCCCTTGACTTCGTGAAATTAGGTGCGAAGTCTGCTAGCCAATCGCCCACTGGTTCATCCATGCGCCAAGTGTCGCACGGCTAGGCGTTTCCTGCGCGTTTCCCGGCGTTTCGTAGCCCTGAAAGATTTCTTGAGAATCTTGCCCGATTTCCTATACTGCCTATTGACTCCCTGCCGATAGGTGATACCATCATGCCCGTGGGCGCGTTGCCCACAGCACCCCGCACTGGAGAACACCCATGATCACTACCGAAACCGTTCGCGCCCTGTCCGATGCCGCTCTCGCTGACGAATACGCCGCTTCCTACCAACTGGTGGTTGCCGCCTACCGCACCGGATGGGAAATCTATCCCGACCTCGCCGCCGCATTCGATGTCATCTGCGGAGAACAAATCCGCCGCTTGATCGAACGTCAGGAACGCGCCCGCGAGTACCGCGCCGCCCGTGGCAAGTTTGGCCCGCGCCACTAACCGTGCCCCGCACCGCGTCCCCTGTTCGCAGGGGGCCGGATGCGCGCCACTGTGGCCCGCCTCGCACCTGACACTGGAGAACCGACTATGACCACCCCGACCGCTACCGTCCCATCCGCCGCCGTCACCCTGTCCATCGGCATCCTCTTCGACCTGCACGTTCGCCTGACTGCCAATGCCGCGATTCTGCGCCTCCAGTTGTGGAAGACTGCGCAGTACTGGAATTCGGAGGAGGGTCGCATCTACGCCGCGTCCGAATGGTGCGGAGAGCAGGACGCACGGGCCGATTTCCGCGAACGCAAGGAAACCGAACTGGCCGAACTGGAAGCGGCGATTGTGTCCGCCACCGATGCCATCCGCAACGCCGGATACGTCCCCTGTACGATGGATGATCAGTCCCTACGCGGAACCATGATTCTCCTCGCGTCGAACGCGGCTGACCTTGTCACCGGAGCCGATGCATCCTGTACGCAGACTGCAAACTGGTTGCTGCGCGAACTGACCACCTGCATCGAATGCTTCAACTGCCGCAGCGACTGCCGCATCTAACCGTGCCCCCCACCTACCCCCCGCGAGGGGGGCTAGTGGGCTGCATTGTGCAACCCTTCGCACCTGACTGGAGAACCTGACCATGCCCCGATTCGTCTGCAACAACACCGAACGCACCTCACTGGAATTCACCCACAACGCCGAAATGCGTGACCTCGCCCGCCCCGCAACCATCATCGTTTCACATATTTGCGCCGAAATGAACCGGGACATAGCCGTGTTGCGGTCTGCATGGACATCGTCCCAGTGGAGCGTAAACCTGACCGTCACCCGTATGCGAATCCTCTCCGACCGGATCGGATCCCGCATCGACCTCCTCTTCCGAACGGGCTTCATCACCGTGGAATCGTACGCCGCCATGCATGGGGAGGCGAAGGAAGCACACTCCGCCGCCCTCGCCCGCCGTGCAAACGCCCTCGCCCGTGGGAAGGTGACCGCCTAACGCCGTGCCCCGCACCTGTCCCCGGCCCACGCCGGGGGCGGGATGCGCGACACTGTGTCCGCAAGTCTAGTTCCGATAGCCTGTTACAGAAATTCTACAATCCTACTGAATTTCCTGTTGACATACTGCCGATAGACTGTAAAGTACTCACATGGTCGGAACGTCCGACCGATTCACCCCTCACTGGAGAACCTCACTATGGCACATCAGATCCGCAACAACGACCACCTTGTCCTCGCCGGGAAGTCCGCATGGCACGGACTGGGAACCGTGACGGAGGGCGCACCCAACCCCTTCGCCGCGCTCCGCCTCGCCCGACTGGAATGGGACGTCCTCCCCTCCGCATCCATCTCCGGCATCTTCAACCCCGGCGAGACCGACGAATTCCGCGTCTCCACTGACACCGCGCAAGTACTGGTGCGGTCAGACGATAAGTCCGTACTGGGCGTGGTCGGCCCCGACTACACCCCGGTGCAGAATTCGCAACTGGCCGAACTGGCCTACGCCCTGCGGGACGCGGGTTCTGACAGGGGTGTGGAGATCGAATCCGCCGGATCCCTGTACGGCGGTCGCCGGGTGTGGTTCTTGATCCGCGCCGCGTCCATCGAAATGGGCGGCAAGGGAGACGCGACCGTCCCCTACTTCATGCTCACCAACGCGCACGATGGTACGGCCAGTCTACAGGGACTGGGTACGGGTACGCGGGTGGTGTGCGCAAACACCATGCGCATCGCACTGGGCGAAGCGAAGGATCGCATTGCGTTCCGCCACACCTCCGGCATCGGGACGCGGGTGGAGGAAATGGCGGGCATTATCAAACAGTGGTTCGCGAACATGGAGAAGGGGCAGGCTGTCGCCTCCCGCCTCGCGGCCAAGCCCATGAACCGCGCTGCCATCCAAGCCCTGTGGGTGGAGGTGGTGCAGCGACTGGACGGCGAGATCCCGAACAACCCCACCAACGGGTGGGAGGAGACGCGCCGCGAGAAGGCGGTGGTGGGCCTCGCGCACATGGCGCAGGTGTTCGACCGCGAGTCGCAGCAGTACGGCGCGAACCTGTGGGTGGCGGCGAACGCGGCGACGAACTGGGTGCAGCACGTTCGCAGCCAGTACGCCATCCGCAAGGGTGACAGCACCGCCCGGGCCTACGCCCAGTGGAACGGCAGCACCGCCGACGATTCCGCCGAAGTGTGGAAGGTCGCGACCGCCGCAGTGTGAGGCGACTGGTGCGCGGTCACCCCTCCCCCCGAAGTGGGGGAGGGGGATCCGCGAGTCAGTCGGGACGAATCCCGACAGTACTGCGCAACTTACTGGAGAACCCTATGCGACCCGACCCCAAGATCGACACCCTGCGTACCGACCTCACCGCCTCCGTGTCCGGAACCGTCCACCGCCTGATCGAATGGCGCAAGCGTATGCAAACTGGGGGGATGCACGTTCCCGCCCGCCGCATCATCATGCGGGACATCGAACGCGCCCGGTGGCTCATCGATTTCTGCACCCCTATCACGACTGACGAGGAGCGGAAGGCATTGCGATCCGCCCTCGCGAATGCGGAAGGGTACGCGCTGTTCCTGTTGGAGCAGCGAACCCAAGCCCGCAAGGCATTGGCCGCATCGATGCGTAACTCCTGATTTCATCTAGGCTTACAGAAATCTACAAACTTTCCTGTATTACCTATTGACTTCCTGTCTACTTGTGGTAGACTGCACTAGTCGGAACGTCCGACATCACCCCTTACTGGAGAACCTGACCATGAAGACCACCAAGTTGGAACACCTGCGCAAGATTCAGTCCGATGCATACGAAATTCTGTGCGAAGCAGTCACTGCGTTGGACATCGCGAAGCAGAAGTATCGAGAGGCAACCACTGCCTATGCCACCCAGTGCCGTGCGTGTGCCAATCGCAAGCAGGCAAAGCCGCGCCACAAGTACCTCGCTGCCGTGCGCGATTCTTACGGCGACAGCACGGACACCGAATCGTTCTCCGCCAAGTCGGAAGCAATGGACTGGGCGAAGCGCAACCTGAAGACCATCGACCCGGGCTGCTCCGTCACGGTGGAGCGGGTCACCCTGTCCGACATGACCTACGCCACCGTGTGGACGGCGGGCAATGCCCAGTCCATCGCCCGGTGGAACGGGGACGAAGACATCGAAGACCCGTGTGACGCAGCGCACCGTGCTTTCGTGAACGCCAACGACCTGACCGACTGACTCACCCGCAACTGGAGAACCAACCATGAAGACCACCATCACCATTACTATGGAAATCGACGGCATCGATCCGAAGTCAGACGCGGCTAGCACATTCCTTGACCATGTCGAATCGGAGTTCGACCGGACGGCAGACAAACTGCAACGCGTTGCAGTTCCCCCTCTTCACTGCATCAACCGCTACTGGTTCGCCATCGAAGGCGGCGAGACTCGCCACATGCCGGACGATCAGGACTGCTGACCGTGTTCCCCACCTGTCCACCCACTGGGTGGGCGGGATGGGCAACACTGTGTAGCCCTATCGCACTTACTGGAGAACCGACCATGATCAACATCGACTCACTGCTATTCGGCGGACGCACCCGCCTCACCGTCAAGGCGTGGATGAAACGCGCCACCCGCCCGATCACCACCACCGTACTGGCCGGGGAGATTGATTCCCCCACCGCACGAGAACTGGTGCGGTGCGCATACGAACTTTCCAAGATCGACCCGGACAACGAGGCCGGGTTCGATGCCGCTGTTGAATCGTTCAACGCTGCGGAGTCTGCATTCCTCGCCGCACATTCTGACACGGAGGTTGAACTATGAAAGCGCAACGAAGCAGCAGCGATAACCCGCACTCAACGTGGAAGGAACGGAAGCAGGTTCCGCTTCCGCTCGTCACCTACGAAATGCTCCTCAAGTACCGGGAGTTGGTCGCCGCCGACCTTCCGGCGGGCGCGTTCCTGTCGATGCATGCGACCGTGCATCAGGCGGTGGAGGTTGCACTGGCATCCCGCCTCGCCGCAGCGGAGGGAGTTTCCAATGCCGCTAGGTAATCTCACCGCCCTGTCGATGGTGACCGCCGTCTACGGATCGACCATCTTTCAGGTCGATGACAACTTCGTGGTATGGAGTTCGGGAATCGCTGTGAAACTGGACAAGGGTGCATGGGTTGGATCCAGTTTCGAGACTTGGCCCGGGGTCAACCCGCCGTGGAACCCGGTGTCCGCCCCGGTGCAGGTGTCCGCCCCGGTGGTGTCGGCTCCGGTGCAGGTGTTCACCATGCCCACGCCATCGGCCTCGCCCCGGGTGGTACGCCATCACTTCACGGTGGCGGGGCAGTCGGTAGTCTACGAAACCACGCCTTGAGAGGGACGCGAACAAGCCCCCGGCTAACGCCGGGGGTTTTTGTTTTTATACATCCGGCATCGCTCCGTGTTCTTCGCCACGCATTTCGGACAGCGGCATCCATACTGGTATGCGGTCGATGCGGAGTGGTTCGGGAACTTGCAGGGCTTGCCCTTGGCAGCGCGAAGTTTGGCGCGGGCGATCACCGCCCGGTGCTTCTCGTTGTTCCATTCATTGCAGTCGATGCACCTGCATCCCCGGCGGTGGGCAGTGGAGGATGCGAGGTCGGGGAATTGGCAGTCATTCTTCATGGTGATTCCGTGATGGTAAGCAGGACTCCACAGTCGGATACGGACTTGACGCGGACGGTGGAGAACTGGATGGACTGGATCATGCGATCATCCGACCACGCCTTCGCATCGGTCAGGCCATCGATGAACGCCTTGGTGCGACCGCCGATGTTGTCTACGTCCGGGAGGCGACCGCGACCGCGCCACTCAACGGTCACGGTCGCCTTCCTGAACGGCTCCCACGATGCGCACTTTCGCATCTCCACCATCGCGAGCGTGGCCGCAACGTAGCGGTCGTGTCGCGCTGCCTTCATGCGTACCACCCAGTGTGACCGGGCGTTCGCGCTTGGCATCTTTGGTGGTGGGAGGACGATGGTCAGGCTTCTAGCAGTTCCGTCGTAGGGGCTGCGAGAATCCATTCCATCAGTTGCGTTGCCCATCGGTGCGCCTCTTGATCGCTCCACCCACTGGGCTGTTCGATGCTGATCGAACGGCGGCGGTTGCCTGAATGGAGCGTCAGCATCGTAATGCGCTTGTCCCATTCCTTACCCTCACCGTGCAGAAGTCGTTCCGCAGGTTCGCCCATCGCGCCGACAGCATTTGCGATAAGGGCAGCGCATTCGATGGCGGAGTCGCCGGGTTCCACATTGAAGGAACCTTGCGCCCCAAGGATGCGGGAGTCATCAACGAACCAGTCGATCTGTATTGTCCAGTGCTTCATCCATAGTCTCCAGTACTTTCCGTGCATGGCACGGGGACTTTCCGTCCAGTGCGTCCATCCGAAGGATGGTGAATTTGCTGATCAGTCTCTTCGCTCTGCGCTGCTGCATTCCGCCACGGGTGGCAGCGGCTTGGCGGAGGGCAAGCATGAGCAGGGTGAGGCACTCGTCCAGTGCAGCGGCAGCGTTGTGTGCCTGTGCCTCCCTCCGCTCCGCCGCCATCCTCAACCGCATCAAGACCGCGACTTCCTTGTCCGGATCCAATACGGGCTTGTCCACGTTATCCCTCCGTTTCGTACATGGCTTTTACGATTGCCCTCTGCAACTGTTCGGGCGTGAACTTCCTGCCACGCTCCTCCAGTTCCTTGATCAGCATGGTGTTGCGCCGCGCAAGCCTGTCGCATTCTTCGCGGAGGCGTTCGATCTCGTCGGCGGCTTCCAACATAATTGACGGGGCAAGACATTCGCTGTTCGTGCGGAGTTGGGTGACGATGTCCTTCACTTGCCGTCCTCCTTGAAGCAGTCCCAGCCGTGTCGATCAGCGATGTATCGTGCTGATTCAACGTTATCACGCGAGGTCATTTTGCAATACATCTGCCGTGCCTCATCGCGCTCCCGAATCATCAAGTCTCGGTCTTGGCATGCAGCACGATGTTCTTGCGTCATCACCTCCAAGTCAACACGCAGCGCATCGACCATCGTCAACAACTCAACGATGTCGCTTCGGTTGATGAATGCGAACTCCCCCTTGCGCAGCATGCCCTGCTGCTGCTGACGCAATCGGGTAATGATGTCAATCATTTCCATGTGATGCTCCTACCGGAAAGAGAAACTCCGACTTCGCGACTTCCCATACACGGGCGGAACGGCCCGACCGTGTCTTGCGATATCCGTGCGCAACTATCAGGCCATCATTCATCAGGTTGTTGACCGATGCAGAGCAAGTCTGATGCGACAATCCAAGTCGCTGTTCCAGTTCGTCGCAGGTGCTTGGAAGTTCTTCCAGTGCTGCGAGAACCTTCGCGTTGATCGTCCCGATCCGTGGCTGAACGGATGACCACGCTTCGTCCTGCGTGTCCCACCGCGTGGCCTGCCCCCGCGTCTTGCGGGGGGGCAGGCCATCGGCAGCAAGGTTCTCATTGCTCATACATGTCTCCCGAATCAACGGGCGGAGCGGTGCGGATCTCCACGATGCGCGGCGGTGCGCCTTCCTTCTTGGACGCTTCGGTGATCGCCCAAATCGTCTCGCCCTTCATGTTGAGCAGGGTCGGGTGCAGCGCGAGATCCCACGCGAAGTAGGTGTTGCCGTCCGGATCCTTGATCTTGACGTACGGGGTGGAGTTCTTTCCTGCCACGCCCTCGTCCACCCACTTGCAGACGATGCGCACCCACTCCCCGTCCGCCTGTTCCATCTTGGGTTCGGGCTTGGGCGCGGTCTTGACTGCCGCCTTCGGAGCCTGATACTCCTGTCTGGCAGCGGGCCGCTGTTCCGCACGTTCCTTGCGGTCGCCATCGCCATCGTCATCCGCGTCAGGATCACCGACGATTGCGCACAGGCTGATCAGGCTATACCTACGGAGGTAGGTCACGGTGCTTCCGGCCTGCTGCACGTTGCTGTTTCCGGGGATGGGGAACGCCATCGTCTCACGCATCCATTCACCTGACGAATGGTGCAGACTGGTCGTGACTCCGATGCGTCCTTCAAGGAAGGACACGCTCTGCATCAGTGCAATACCCTGCTTTGCAAGGGGCTTGCGCACGGCGTTCAGGACTGCTGCAAGGGTGCTGAACCGCGACTTGAAGTGCGGGTTCACTCCATCCAGTTCAGGGTTATCGATCTCAAGGTGCGCCTTCGCGAGTGCTTCAGCGATTGCTCCGGTCGTAGTGCTAGTTTCCATGTCATTCTCCAGTAGGTGCGAGTAGGTCGGTCGTGGCCCAGTTCGGGATACGGATCTCAAGAATGTCATCGCTCCATCCCTTGCACGGATC